ACTAGACCTAAAGAGGGAGATTTAGTTTATTTTCCTTTAGGAGATAGATTATTTGAGATTAAGTTTGTAGAGCATGAGAAACCTTTCTACCAACTTCAAAAAAACTATGTTTATGAATTAACTTGTGAACTCTTCAGATATGAAGATGAAGTTCTGGATACTGGAATTGATGAAATTGATGATAATATTAAAGACGAAGGTTATATTCAAACTCTGACTCTTGTTGGTAGTGCGGCAACAGCAACAGCAAATACTTATATTGTTGATGGTGGTGTAAGACTCTTTACACTTTCAAATAGAGGTAATGATTATTCTTCTGCACCAAGAGTTGCAATTTCTTCTGCGCCATCTGCAGGTTTAACTGCTGTTGGAGTTGCTACAATGATTGGCGATTTAGTCGATTGTAGCGGTGATAAATCCGATTCTAAGGTTCAGGGTGTAGAGATAGTAAATGCAGGTTATGGGTACTCTGTAGCGCCTTCTGTGGCGTTCTTTGGGGGTGGTGGAGCAGGTGCAGCAGCAACTGCTACAATTGGAGATGGTGTCATTGGTATTGTCACTGTTACGAGTGGTGGTTCTGGATACAGCACTGCACCAGGCGTTTCCTTCACTAATGAAGTATTTGAATCTGGA